AAGAAGCGCTACCAGCCACTCATCACAGAACTGAAATTCCAAACCCACGTCAACAATGAAGTGACCATCTCCAAGTACGGAAAACTCCAAGATGTGGTCTGCATCACCGTGACGCCCACCGAGTCCTCCAAAACAGACAGGCAACAAAACGCAGAAGAAAGTAAACAAGAGAAGCAGTCCCAAAGGGCCATGGACAAGGCCGACGAGGCCTGTTCCTACGTCCAATCCGTACTCAATTCCCACCCCGAAGGTGTGATTATTAGGCGCGGATCGACGGCATCAAGGACCATCCCAAGTGACTGGAAGACCTGCCACCAGCTCCACTGGGATGACGTGTTTGAGCACGTGCCGGGGTCATCCAGAGGGGATGTAAAACGAGCGGTTGGCACCGCCGTTTTCTCCAGATTCGCGCCAGATGCACCGGCCAGTGGCTGGGTCAAGTTGGGCTGATTTATGGTCCACCAAGTGCTTGACAGGACGTTGAGGGGACGAGGGGACGTTGAGGGGACGTTGAGGGGACGGTCCCTTCGACATTATCGTGAAGAGCTGGTCCAATATGGGGGCCTTAGCCCCCATTTGGACAGCGCGAATGTGGCCCTTGGTCCTACAAAATGGGAAAAGTTATCCACAGGCAAAGTTGAAGGGACGAAGGGACCAAACCCCTTTGGGGCGTCCCTTCAACTTTTGGGGTGTTTTGCTTAAAAAATAGGCAACATGAAAAAGTGAGGAAAAGTGATGATGCAAAAAGTGACCGAAAACTGGGTGGACGACGACCGCGTGAGCTGCAAAACGTGTGCTGAGGGGACGGAGGAAAAAATGGTCCATCAGATGCCCGCGCATGAGTTTGAAAAGATCAGGCGGGTCAACCATAAGGCCAACCGGTGGATGTTTGACATAGTGACCATTGACCGGGGGTGGGCGACTGCTAAGTACACGATGCGGGTGTGCCAAGCAAACGACCATCCGTGTTTCCCGGATGACCTGAAGCACCGCTGCAACCTTTACCGCGACGTCAGCGACGCGTCAGCAATCAGCAAGGTAGGCGACAGGGAAGGGGGCGCAGCATGGTGGGAGTGAAAAGAGGTCGAAAGTATTTAGAGCACCAAAATCAGGTAAAGGTGGTGCAAAAGGTCCGCGCCTTTTACCCGGGGGTTATCATTGCGGCAATACCCAATGGAGGCGATAGAACGGCCTCAGAGCGCGTCAGACTCGCAAGTGAGGGGGTACTAGCGGGTATGCCCGATTTGTGCGTCCTGCGGCCTTCTAGGGGGTTTCACGGGCTATTCGTGGAGATGAAGACGGTTGAGGGGGTCGTGAGTGCGGCCCAAAAGGACATATCCGGTCGGCTCAACGCCGAAGGGTATCTGTGTTTGGTTGCACGGGGTGCGGATGACGCATACCGATTGATTGAGGAGTACTTGGCATGAACACCGCTGCGATGATCGCCGACAAGCAGGCCATGGAAACCCACACCAAGCAGGAGATGAGCAAGACCAACAAGGCCATCCACGCCTTCGGTGGTGAGGATCGCATCCTCGATAGGGTCGCATCAGGACAGAGCGTCTTGTCACTGTGCGCAGAGATCGGAGTGAGCGCGGGTAGGTTCTACGACTGGGTAAACAAGAGCGAGGAGCGGACGGCTGCCCTCGCACGCGCACGCGAGGTGAGTGCTCACTCACTTGTGGAGCAAACCGCGGCCATCGTGGACGCCGCGACGCCCGACGACGTGGCCGTGGCCAAGCTGCGTGCAGAGAACCGCTGGCGCATGGCCAAGGCCTTCAACAAGGCGCAGTACGGGGATCAGGCTGGCATGACCGTGAACCTCAACATGGGCGACATGGCGCTGGATAGCCTGCGCAAGCGCCCAGCAAGCGTGGTGATAGACGTCTGAGCAGGGGTGTTACAGAACACGCAACGAACGGTGTGTGTCGCGTAACAGCCCAAGACCTAGTCATCCACAGCCTGTCCACAGCTAGGGTAAACCCTGTTGTGGCCAACCTGTGGATAACCCCCCCTTCGCGGCGCGGCGGGTGCGGCTGCAGCTGCGGTATCCCACATACCTCAATCCCTTAAAAAAAATTTTTCACTCATTACCCAATGAGCCAACACCACCTAAAAAAAATTTTTTCACTCATTACCCACATCACCCCATTGACACCCCCACCTACACCCCTGACAATCACCTTGTCATAAAAAATTTTTTTTAAACGGAGAAAACGATGTCAAGAGTTGTTGCGTACTACCGGGTGAGCACTGACGAGCAGGGCCGATCTGGCTTGGGTCTGGACGACCAGAGGTCTGTGGTGCGGCAGATGGCGGCAAGCCGTGGCTGGGGCTTGGTCAAGGAGTTCACCGAGGTGGAGTCTGGTGGCAACTGCGAGCGGCAGGCGCTGCACATGGCCATGACGCTTTGCAAGAACATCGGGGGGACGCTGGTGGTGGCCAAGCTGGACCGGCTGGCGCGGGACGCCAAGTTCCTTCTTGGGCTGGCCGACAGTGGCGTGCCGATCCTGTTTGGTGATTTGCCTGAGCTGGACCTGACCACCAGCACCGGGCGGGTGCAGTTGACCATGATGGCCGGGTTCGCGGAGTTTGAGAGACGCCGGATCAGCGAGCGCACGAAGGCAGCGCTAATGCAGGCCAAGGAGCGCGGCGTGAAGCTCGGTGGGGCGCGTGGTGCGGCTGGGACAAGCGTGGGTGTGGAGAAGGCCGCGATTGCCAACAAGGCCAAGGCCGATGGCCGAGCTGCTGAGTTGGCCGACGTGGTGCGCGAGGCTGTCGCGGCTGGTGGCGGTCTGCGTGAGGCGGCAAAGCGTCTGAACGACATGGGCGTATTGACCCCCAGCAAGAAGGGTCAGTGGCAGGCGGTCACTGTGTCGCGGGTGCTTGAGAAGATCGGATGAAATAGGTGTTGACAGGTGCATCACTTAATTGAGACAATTTAATTTCTTTAAATAACCGGAGAAAACGACATGGAACTTCAAGACCGAATTGTGTGGATCGCGTGTGAGATTGGGCTGATCGTGGTGGCCGTGATGGCCTTGGCTGGCTGGTTGCCGGGTGGTGGCCAGTGAGAAAGAAGAGCAAGTACAAGCCCCGCCCGGTGCTGACCGACCCGGTGGCGTACGTGGTGGAGAGCAGCACGCCACTGGTTGACCACGGCACGTATGTGATCGACTGGAAGCTAAAACTGCACGTGGCCATGGAGATGCTGGTCAAGGGCATCGCCAAGAAGCCGCACCTTGACGCGGTGGTGGCCGCAAGGAACATCACCGAGGGGCTGATGGTGACGCTGGGTGGGCCTGACGTGGACGGCACCTTGGTCCGCTCGGGTGCGGCCCTGATGGACGTGTGCGACAGGGCAAACGCTGGCAAGGGCACGACGTTGCGGGCACCAGAGATGCAGGCCTTGCGCGACATGATGGATTTGCACGACGAGCTGCTGGATGTGGTGACCGTGGGCCAGATGGAGAAGGCCATGGCCTACATCAAAAAAGAGATCAGGGCTGGCAGGGCTGGCGTGTTGAAGGATGTCAAATGAAGTACATGGTCATTGCAATCGTCTGGGGCGTGAGCCTGTACTGGGCCATGGGTGAGGCGTTTACTGCTGGGTACGAGCAGGGCTACGTCGAGAGGCAGGAGCGGGCGCTCATGTCCCCGCAAGCCTTGGAGACCTGCACCAAGTGGTGGTTTGACGGGAGCGCCAGCCGCGCCCGTCAGGCCATGAATCAATACTGTGAGAGGAACAAGAAGTGAAAGAACTGATCATTGGATGCGGGTCAAGCCGTGACAAGCGCCTGAGTGCGGACGGCTCCAAGGTGTTCGTCAACCCGGTGCGGCTGGACATCAACGCGGACCACAAGCCCGACGTGGTGTGGGACTTGAACCAGATGCCGTACCCGTTTGCGGATGGCGAGTTTGACGAGATACACGCCTACGAGGTGCTGGAGCACTGCGGCACGCAGGGGGACTACAAGTTCTTTTTTGCGCAGTTCTCTGAGTTCTGGCGCATCTTGAAGCCCGGTGGGCATTTGCTGGCGACCTGCCCGTCGAGGCACAGCGCGTGGGCGTGGGGCGACCCGTCGCACACACGGGTGCTCCAGCCGGAGCAGCTGGTGTTCTTGAGTCAGGAGGAGTACGTGCGTCAGGTGGGTGTGACGCCGATGTCGGACTTCCGGAGCATCTACAAGGCCGATTTCAAGAGCTGCGTCTTCCAAGACGACGGCGAGTCGTTCTGGTTTGTTTTGAAGGCTTTGAAGTAAACAGGAGGCAAGCGTGAATTCAAGAGAACAATTCGAGTTGGAGCACTTCAACATCATCCCCGCCAAGGTGGGCAAGCGAACACCTGCGTTTTGGATTCACCAAGCACCCTCTGCTTGGCGCAAGACAATGAAGTACTGGGCGGCACTGGCCCTCGGCATCGTCCTTGGCGCGGTGGGCGCTGGTGTGCTGGCTGTTGTTGTGGGGGTGGTGAGATGAAAGCCATTTACACATCCGACAACACGGCGCAGATTGTTGAGCGTCAAGGCGACATCGCCGAAGTGACCACGGGACCGGGCTACGCATGGCCCGGAGAGACGACTTGTCGGGTCATGAACACCGGCAACGGGTACATCGCCTACTTCCCCGCACCGAACTGCACCATGCAGGACTACTACGTCTGCCTCGACTACGCCCAAGCGCGTGACTTGGTGCTGGGCCTGTCCATGTTCAAGAAAGAGTTGGGGTTTGAAGAATGATCAAACAAATCATCACATGGTTGCGCCGTGATGACGAGCGGCTGGAGATATTGCGCAGAGAGATTCAACAGAAGGAGAAACCTATGGACTGGGAACAGATACAAAAATGGATTGTTTACGTCCTGATCGCTGCCGGGGTCATTGGTTTTGGCGTGATGGTGGCCATGTGGATCAGCATATGAAGACCGTCGCCGTTTTTCTGCTGGTACTGGCGGCGTTTATGCTGGCGCAGTACTTTGACCAAGAGCTGATGCCACAACAACAAGAGGAGGCCAAGTAATGGCGATACACACAGACGAGGTGATCCGCAACCACCTACGCGAGAACCAAGGGCAGACCGTGACGCAGATCGCGTCGGCGCTGAACTTGGGGCCGTCGCGGGTGCGTGCGGTGTTGAAGTCCATGGTGGACGTGTACGTGAGCGGCTACACGGCCAACACCGATGGGGTGTCTGGAAGGGCGGTCCCGAGTGTCGCGGTGTACTGCGTGGCAGAGATTCCGAAGGACTGCCCAGCACCATGATCAAGACTATCTTTGCAGACTTCATCCACATCTTCCAGCCACCGACGGCTGACGAGATGGTGCGCGAGGAGCTGGAGCAGGCACGGCGCGAGCTGCTCAAGGCGCACAGCGCCGAGGAGTACGCCCGGTCCATGTCGCAGTACCACCAAGAGCGGATCACCCGGTTGACCAACATCATCGAACAAGGAGAACAAGATGAACGAACGAGAACTCGACTTGCTGGTCGCAGACCTGCAGTATGAAAACAAGCAAATCAGACGCCAGCGTGACGCGGCCATCGAGGAGGCCATCCGGCTGCGCCACACCCTTGAGCACATCTACGCCAAGTGCATTCTGGCCATTCGCGAGGGTGGACCCGAGGGTGCTGGAGGCGATGCACCGAGCCACAATGACAAGTCGTCGTACTGAGCAATTCAACCAACTGGGGGCCGCACGGCTATGACACAAACCAAACGCAACGTCTTTGAGGAGTGGGTCGAGAGATACCAAAACAACCCGGTGATGTTCGTGGACGAGGTGCTGGGGGTCACGCCCGACAAGTGGCAGATCAAGTTCCTGATGGCCATCGCCAAGGGAAACCGGCGCGTGAGCGTCAGGTCCGGCCACGGCGTGGGCAAGTCCACGGCCAGCGCGTGGGCGATGCTCTGGTACTTCATGACGCGCTCCCCGGTCAAGGTGGTGGTGACCGCACCGACCAGCTCGCAACTGTTTGACGCCATGTTCGCGGAGCTGAAGCGGTGGGTGCTGCAGATGCCGCAGCCTTTGCAGGACTTGGTGACGGTCAAGCAGGACCGCATCGTCTTCAACGCCGCACCGGACGAGATGTTCATCTCGGCACGGACATCGCGTGCGGAGCAGCCAGAAGCCCTGCAGGGTATCCACAGCGACAACGTGATGCTGGTGGCCGACGAGGCCTCCGGCGTGCCGGAGCAGGTGTTCGAGGCTGCAGCTGGCTCCATGTCCGGCCACAACGCGGTGACCCTGCTGCTGGGCAACCCGACGCGATCCAGTGGGTTTTTCTACGACACGCACAACCGACTGAGCAGCGAGTGGGTGACGTTTCGGGTGTCGTGCGAGGACTCGCCGCGGGTGAGCACCGAGTACATCAGCGAGATGGCCAGCCGGTACGGCGAGGAGAGCAACGCGTACCGCATCCGCGTGCTGGGTGAGTTCCCACGTTCGGACGACGACACGATCATCTCCATGGAGCTGATTGAGGCGGCGAAGAACCGCGACGTGGCCCCGACCCAATACGCACCCATGATCTGGGGACTGGACGTGGCCCGGTTCGGCTCGGACAGCTCCAGCCTGACCAAGAGGAAAGGCAACACCGTGACCGAGGCCAGCCGGGTGTGGCGCAACTTGGACCTGATGCAATTGACCGGTGCGGTGGTGGCCGAGTACGAGGCGCAGAAGCAGGAGGACAAGCCCGAGTCGATCATGGTGGACAGCATTGGCCTTGGCGCTGGCGTGGTGGACCGGCTCAAGGAGCTGGGCCTGCCAGCGGTGGGTATCAACGTGAGCGAAAGCCCGAGCTTCTCGCCCAACCAGACGTATGCCAACCTGAAGGCCGAACTCTGGTACAAGTGCAAGGCGTGGTTTGAGAAGCGCGACTGCCGCATCCCAGACGACTCCCGACTGACGGCAGAGCTGGCCACGGTGCGGTACACGTTCAGCAGCACCGGCAAGACCCGCGTGGAGTCCAAGGAGGACATCAAGAAACGGGGTCTGAAGTCACCCGACTGCGCCGACTCGCTGATCCTGACGTTTGCCGGTGACGCGGCCACGGCCATTTATGGCTCCAGCGGTGGCTCCAAGAGCTGGGCCAAGCCCCTGCGAAGGAATGTGCCACGGCTGGCGTAAAAGTGCGAAAATTCGCGCAAGCGAGGTGAACTTATGCCACTCAAGCAGGGCTATTCTCAAAAAACGGTCTCTTCCAACATCAAGAAAGAGGTCAAGGCTGGCAAGCCGCAGAAGCAGGCGGTGGCCATTGCCTTGAGCGTGGCCGAGAAGGCCAAGGCAAAGAAAGGCAAGAAATGAAGGGTCTTTACGCAAATATCGCAGCCAAGCGCGAGCGCATCAAAGAGGGTTCCAAGGAGAAGATGCGCAAACCCGGCACCAAGGGTGCCCCAACCGCTGCGGCCTTCAAGGCTGCGGCAAAAACCGCCAAGAAAGGCAAATGACCATGGCCACCAAAAAAATGATCCCAATGAAGCCCTTCAAGCCCTGCGCTGGTTGCCCAACGCCGGGCAAGTGCAAGGCCGCTGGCAAGTGCATGGCCAAGGCTAAAGCAAAGTAATGGCCACCAAGAGGGATGCACGGCTGGAGCGTGCTGGGGTCGCTGGCTTCAACAAGCCCAAGCGAACGCCCAGCCATCCAACCAAGTCGCACGTGGTGGTCGCCAAAGAGGGCGACCAAGTGAAGACCATCCGCTTTGGCCAGCAAGGCGTCTCTGGGTCTCCAGACGGCAGCAAGCGCAACGAAGCATTCAAGGCCAGACACGCCGGGAACATTGCCAAGGGCAAGATGTCTGCGGCCTTTTGGGCCAACAAAGTAAAGTGGTGAGAACATGAAAAAGTACGACACGGACGAGAACTACCAAGACGACGGCATGAAGCTGGCCGAGGACGCCCAGCGCGAGCTGGTCGAGATCGAGGAGGACGAGACCGGCGAGTCGTCTGCTTTGTTCATGAACGAGCACGACTTCCAGTCGGT